TGTGGCTACCGAAATGGGGTTTCGATACAATGGTATAGATTTATCCGAAGAGCAAGTAAAAGCAAACAGAAAGCAATCTACGAAGCCCGTATGGATGCAAGGTGATAGTGATGTTGTATTGAACTCATTAGATACTGAAAAATATGATTTGGTATTCACTTGTCCACCTTATTATGATTTAGAAAGATATTCGGATTCTCATAGAGATTTATCCAATATGGATGATTCCGAATTTGATGAAGTGTATTTTCGTATCCTAGATAAATCAGCACAAAAGTTAAAGAACAATCGTTTCTTTGTAGTGGTGGTATCTGAAGTAAGGGAAGTATCCAAAACAGGCAATTACAAAATAGGAAAGTATAGAGGATTGGTAAACAAAACCATAGCAGCTTGTGAAGAAGCTGGACTTCATTTCTATAACGATATGATTCTATTCAACTCACAACATCAGGCTGCTAGAGTGGTTGACACATACTTCAAACGTAATCGTAAGGTAGCATCGGTTCATCAAAACATATTAGTATTTGTAAAAGGAAACCCTGATATTGCTGCAGAAGATATTGAATTTGATGGAACGTATCAATGTGTAGTGGATGGTAAGCAATACAAATCATTTAGAGAAGCAGCTATTGATATTAATCCAAATGAGTTAGTGGCTACCGAAGTTGAGAGAAGATGTCGTTCAACTAAATCCAAATATAAAGAGTGGCAAATCATTGGTGAGGAAACAAAACCTACTATTAAATACGAAGTTGATGGAGTTCCTTTTGAGAATCCAAAACAAATAGCAGACAAATTCGGAATTTCCGAATCGGAGGTTAGAAACTATATAGAATCAAACAATCCAATATATAGACATTGGAAGAGGGTTGATATAAACGATATTAGTTATGAGCAAATGGAATATCTACAATCCATAAGTAACGAAATACAAATCAAACAACCCACAATAGAATGTGGAGGTATTCAGTTCTACACAATTAAAGATGCGGCCGAACATTTCAGATGTTCAGATGAACGTATTCGCCAAAAACTTAAATCAGATAAGCATACGGATTTTATTTATCTTTTTGAAGAAAAGTGATATTTATTCTATATAACGAATAAAGTATGCCGGCGGTAAGTAAAGCACAACAAAAATTTATGGGATTGGTTCACGCACTTAAGAAGGGTGATATTGGACCTGGTGATGTATCGACTGATGTTGAAAAAGCAGCAGATTCGATGACTGATAAAGATGCTAAAGATTTCGCTTCAACTAAGCATAGTGGGTTACCAAACAAAGTTGAGCAAGCAGTAAGAAAGATTGTTAGAGAGTTTTTAAGAGAAACTGCTTTAACTGAAAATGCAGAACAACTTGATGAGAAATTAATTACTTATGGTAATAGAGCACCATACGGACAAATTGTATTTGTTGCAGGTGGGGCTGGTTCTGGTAAAGGATTTGCAATTAAAAACTTTTTAGATTCTGCATCTTTTAAAATTAGAGATGTTGATGAAATGAAAAAGCAAATTCAAAAATTAAACGCAGCTGGTAAATTATCAATCGATGATATATTGAAAAAATTTGGTGCGAGTATTAAACCAAAGGATGTTGAACTTATTCAAAAAATTAAATCAGATGGATTTGATTTGAAATCAATGAACTTAAGAAACCCAGACCACGTTTACGCATTACACATAATGGTAAAGGCTATGGGTATTAAAGATTCTAGTTTAGCAATGTTACTTGCAGGAAAAGGAAACCCAGAAAGTTTACCAAACATTTTATTTGATATTACGGCAAAGGAAATAAGTGATATAACATCAGTTTTACCTATGTTGCTAAATGCTGGATACAATCCAAATAATATTCACTTAAGTTGGGTATTAGCAAATTACTCTTTAGCTGTAAAACAAAATGCAGGAAGAGATAGAGTAGTTCCTGCTGATATTTTATTAGGAACTCATGTTGGTGCTGGAAATACAATATGGGGAATTGTAACATCTGCATTACCAAAAGGTATGAACGGAAGAATTGATGTAATTCTTAACAATAGAGAAAACACAATCGATTATACTGATTCTAATGGTAATAAAGTAGCTGGAGCAGTAAAAGGATTCTTAGCATTGCCGGTTAAAAAGCAAGGTGGGTCTATAATACCTGAAAGTGTTTGGAGAGATACTTTATTCAATTGGATAAAAGAAAATGGGCCAAAAGAACTTACTGCTAATTTCCAATAATAAAAAAATCTTTAGAAAAGATAAGGTTTTTTTATGTTTTTATAAATAATTATATATTTATTCATATAATAACCTATTCAATATAGGTTTTTGTTGGTTAATGAATACCCTTTTTTAAGCGGTGACCGAACAACCATCCTTACATAATTCTATTGAAGTTCCAAATCTAATAACTTCACAAACAAACAAAAAAGGATATAAAATGTCAAAAAGTAAATTGTTAAAAGAAGCAATTGCTGATGCTAAAGCCGTTAGAGAAACTGCTATCGCAAACGCAAAAATCGCTCTTGAAGAAGCATTTACTCCGAGATTACAATCAATTTTATCTAAAAAAATCCAAGCTGAAGCTGAAGATATGGAAGATGAAATCGAAGTAAATGAAGAGTACGGTGCTGATGATGTATCTGCAGCAGATTCATCTGAAATCGGAGCTGGAGAAGGATCAACTGAATCTGGAACTTTGCAACTGATGCTCACACAGAATTAGGTGATACTGACACTGAAACTGCTCAACCTGGAGACGAAGATGCTAACTTAGAAGTTGTTGACACTCTTACTGAAGAAGAAGAGGAAATGGAATTCGATTCAACTGAAGAAGCTCCTGTAGCTGAAGAAGATGAAGATGAATTAGACTTAGAAGCTATCATCAGAGAATTAGAAGGTGAAGTAGAAGATGATGAAATGAACATGGAAGGTGAAGAAGAAATGGAAGCTCCAGAAATGGAAGTTCCTGCTGAAGAACCTGCTATGGAAGGTGAAGAAGAAATGGAAATGCCAGCACCTACACAAGATGCTGAAGTTTCTGAAGAGGAAATGGAGTTTGATGACGAAATCGACTTAGATGAAATTCTAAGAGAGATGGGTTATGGTGAAGAAGAGGAAGAAGTAGCAACTGAAGAAGAAGCTCCTGAAGTTCCTGCAATGGATGCAGTAGCTGAGAAAGAAGCTGAATTAGAAGAAGCATATTCTACTATCAAATCACTTAGAAAAACTATCAACGAAGTTAACTTATTAAACGCTAAATTATTATACACTAACAAATTGTTCAGAGGTTACAACCTTACAAACGAACAAAAAATTAAAGTTGTAGAAAATTTAGATAGAACTTCATCTGTTAGAGAAGTAAAATTAGTTTACGCAACTTTAGCTGAATCAATGAAATTCACTGGAACTGAAAGAAAAGTATCTGCAACAAAAAAGAACATTACCGAAGGTCTTGCTTCTAAAGCAGTAGCATCTACAGCTCCTAAGAAAGAAATTATTTCTGAAAGTGTAAACACAATGGCTGATAGATTTAGAAAATTAGCTGGTATCATTTAACTAAACAAAAAAACAAAATAAAATGAATTTTGATTTAAACAAATTAACAGAGGGTAAAAACCCACAATCTGTAATGCTTGAGCAAACTAGAGGTTTGAAAGCAAAATGGGAAAAAACAGGCCTTTTAGAAGGTATGAAAGAAAGAGACCAACACTCTATGGCTGTATTGTTGGAAAACCAAGCAAAGCAATTGCTTGATGAGGCAACTGGAACAGGTACTTCAGCAGGTTCTGAAGAATGGTCTGGCGTTGCTTTACCATTAGTAAGAAGAATCTTCGGAGAAATCGCATCTAAGGAATTCGTTAGTGTTCAACCAATGAACTTACCTTCAGGTCTTGTATTCTTCTTAGATTTCAAATATGGTTCAAACGTAGGTAACTTTACAAATGAAGCTGGTTCTTTATTTGGTAACAGTGGTTCTTTAGATTTCGGTAGAACAGGTCAAGCAGCTGGTGGTCTTTATGGCGCTGGTCGTTATGGTTATTCTATCAACGAAAGTTCAGTAGATGTTGCTAAATCTTCAATCACTTCAGCATCAGTAACTTGGTCAGAAGTTGGATTTGATGGTGCATTATCACAATCAATCAACTGGAATCTTGCCGGTGCATCATCTGCAAAATTACTTAAATATGTTGTTCCTGTTGCATCTATTTCATCTACATTGGATAGAGAAGCAATCAGTTCAGCACAATTAACAACTTCATCAATTGCAGAGAACTTAAGTCAGTTTAACTACACTTATACTTCAGCTGGAACTGAATACGCAGTATTCTTCGTATCATCTTCAGTTGGATTTAGTGCAATCTCTGGTTTAGGTGCTACAATTAATGTTAAGTATTCTGAGCAACCTGTTGCTTATGACAGAGGTGATTTTGAACAACAAACATTCACAACTCCTGGTCCTTCAACTGCTGATGATTTACAAATCCCAGAAATCGATTTAGAATTGAAATCTGAGGCTATCGTAGCTAAGACTAGAAAATTAAAGGCTGTGTGGACTCCAGAGTTGGCACAAGACTTAAACGCTTACCACTCAATCGATGCAGAAGCTGAATTAACTTCTATGTTATCTGATTATATCTCTTTAGAGATTGATTTAGAAATCTTAGATATGTTAAAAGCTAACGCATTGACTGTAGATTATTGGTCAGCAAAAATTGGTGAAGAATATGTAGGTGGTTCAACAGGCGCTGGCGCTTGGGCTGTATCAACTGCAAACGCTTACTACCAAAAGAACACATGGTTCCAGACTTTAGGTGTTAAATTGAACAAAGTTTCTAACAAGATTCATCAATTAACATTAAGAGGTGGAGCAAACTTCATCGTAGCATCTCCAGATGTTTGTACAATCTTAGAATCAATTCCAGGATTCGTAGTAAACGCTGATAAAGATTCTATGAAGTTCGCAGCAGGTGTTTCTTCAATCGGTTCTATGAGCAACAGATACACTGTTTACAAAAACCCATACATGACTTCTAACGAAATCTTAATGGGCTTCAGAGGTAACAACTTCTTAGAAACAGGTGCTGTTTACGCTCCATACGTTCCATTGATTATGACTCCATTAGTGTATGATCCACAAAACTTCACTCCAAGAAGAGGTGTGATGACAAGATACGCTAAGAAGATGGTAAGACCAGAATACTATGGTAAGATCTACATCAAAGATTTAAACTTAATCTAATAAATTAAGATAATCGATAATGTAATCTAACTTAGATTCATATTAGAAAGGGGAGTGAGAAATCACTCCCTTTTTTATTTGTATCCCTTTTACATTTTTTTATATTTATAGAGGTAAACTCATTAAAATATGGCAGCAGGTAAATATTCCTTTGTAGTTGAGCAAGGAGCAACTTTTAATATACAATTGGATTGGAAAGATGGTGATAGTAATCCTATAAATTTAACGGGGTATCACGCGAGAATGCAATTAAGACCTACGATAGAATCATCTGAAGTATATCTATCTCTTTCATCATCATTGGATGCAAGTGGTAGTGGTATATTTTTAAGTGGAAGTACTAATAATTTACCATTAGCATCGGGTTCTATTGGTATTTACATATCTGCAAATACATCACAAAATTTAAACTTTAATGAGGCCTATTACGATTTGGAAATGGTAAATGGTGCAAACGTTACAAGATTAATTGAAGGAAAAGTAAAACTATCGAAAAACGTAACTAGATGATTACAGTAACAATAAATCCTGATAATCCAAATTTAATAACAGCGGAACAAGTTGTTACAAATGTAACTGTATCTTCAGCAGGTGTTGAAGGTAAAGTTGGTGCTGCTGGGACAAGTGGAGTTAATGGAACAAGTGGAACATCCGCAACAAGCGGAACATCTGGAACTTCAGGAACTTCAGGAACTTCAGGTTTAAATGGAACTTTTTTTGGAAGTAGTGGGACAAGCGGAACATCGGGAATAAATGGAACGGCTGGAAGTGGAGGAACTTCGGGTATCGATGGGACAAGTGGAGTTAATGGAACATCGGGTATAAATGGAACATCCGGCACATCGGGTATATCGGGAACAAATGGTGTTAACGGAACATTCTTTGGAAGTAGTGGCACATCAGGAATAGATGGAACATCGGGCATAAACGGAACTTCGGGTGTAGACGGGACATCTGGTATAAACGGAACAAGTGGAACTAGAGGAACGGGTGGGACATCCGGAACATCTGGTTCATCGGGAACTTCTGTTGTAACTATAGGTTCTATTACTTTTAATGATAATGTAATTGAAGGAAATGAAACGGGTGCAAATGGATACAGAGCAGTTGTTTCTAAAGATAAAGATGATAATGTAAATCTTAACTCAAACTTATTATTACTTACAAAAACCGATGCACTTTTATTTTTAATAAATGAAAATCCACCAAACTTAGCAACGTTTGTAAACTCCACTGCTCAATCAATTGTAAACATTACTGAGTATTCTACATACATTGAATTTGAATTAGAAAATAGTGTAAACTTAACTCCTGCATTTCCAATTCAATTAACTACGCCGGGTTATTCGGCTGGAGCAACTCCAAATGTAGTAATACAACCATATAGATTTGATAATAGTATTCAATTCCAATTTGGAACTAATGGAACATTTGTATTACCTTATAATGGTGATATCATAAGAAGTGGCAGTAGTGTTCTGACTAATATCAACACTGCATCACTTGCAACTACTGGTTCAAATACTTTCACAGGTAATCAGACAGTAACTGGTTCAATATTTATAAGTGGAAGTAATTCTATTGTAGTTTTACCAAATCACGAAACCCAACCATCAACACCTCTATCGGGTTCATTGTATTTTAATACTACAAATTCTCATTTTTATGGATGGGATGGTGTACAGTGGAAACAATTGGATAACTAAACTTCAGTTAATTCCTTAATTTAGGTTTTAAATAATCATTCTTTTGTTTTTTTATATTTATAGGTAACTCAAATTATCTATAAATGATACAACCTTTAATATACCCAGGCTCCTCATCATTTTTTCCAGGTCAAACACCATTTGGGATATATGATAACGATTATATTTTTGGTGATGATGCTCCAAAAGTAGCACTTTGGTGTGCAAGAAGATTGGGATATCCTATCCAAAATGTGGAATTAATTGATGAGAATTTTTACGCCTGTTTTGAAGAAGCGGCATCAGAGTATTCTGCACAAGTCAATCAATTTAATATACGAAACAATCTGACTTCTCTATTGGGTAAACCAATTGGAACTAACTATTCTCAAAAAATGGTTCAAGGAACTAATCTACCATATTTGGTTGGATTGGCAGATTCTTATGGAACTCAAGCAGGTGTGGGTGGTAATACGGATATTAAAAAAGGAAGTATTCAATTAGTTGCAGGTCAACAAGAATATGATTTAGATACTTTATTTGCGGATGTAAGTGAGAGTGGTAAGAAAATTGATATAACAAGAGTATTCCACGAACCAACACCTGCAATTAATAGATTCTTTGATCCTTATTCGGTAAGTGGACAAGGAACATTAAACCTAATTGATGAATTTGGATTTGGTTCATTTTCTCCGGCAGCACAATTTATATTGATGCCAATGTATGAAGATATGCTGAGAATTCAAGCAATCGAATTCAATGACCAATTCAGAAAATCAGCACACACATTTAATATCGTAAACAATAAAATCAGAATATATCCAATTCCATCAAGTACAACATTGATGACAACTTTATATTTTGATTATATAGTTAGAGATGAGTATTTTGCGAATTCAACTATAGTTAAAGCAAATGTAGTATCTGATTATTCCGATGCTGAATATGACTTTATTCCATATAGAAATATAAATGATGTTGGTAAACAATGGATTAGAAAATACACTCTTGCATTAGTAAAGGAATTATTGGGAGCAGTTAGAGAGAAATATTCAACTATTCCAATTCCTGGTTCTGAAGTAAGTTTGGATGGGGCAGCGTTAAGAGCAGAAGCACAAAGTGAAAAAGATAATCTAATGACTCAATTGAGAGAAACATTAGATGACTTGAGTAGAAAAAATCAGTTTGAATATAGAAATACGGAAGCTACCCAAACGCAAGAAATGTTACAAAAGATTCCATTAGCAATTTACATCGGTTAAACTAAAATATGGCTAGATTTACATTAGATAGAGATATAAGATTCTTTGAAGGAATATCTGCCGAATTGGTTGATGCTGTTATTCAAACTACTGTTGTATTATACAAATTGGTTGTAGGTGAAAGCAAAACAAATCTATACGGAGAATCTTTAAACAAAACTTACTATAAAGGGGTGGAAACTACATCTATTATAGAAAGAGATGATACATCTGCAAACTACGAAGGTTTTGGTGCAGATGCAAATCAAAATGTTAAATTCCGTTTTAATCGATTTACTTTAAAGGATAACGATTTCTATCCTGAAATCGGTGATATAATTTATCATAACGATGCTTATTTTGAAATAGATAATGTAACAGAAGACCAATTAATTGGTGGTAGACCTGGTGAGAAATTTTCGATTATTTGCTCTACATTTATGAGTAGAAGAACAACATTACAAACTGAAGAAAGAGTATTATAATGGAAAGAAGAGAAACAAATAGAGCAAATCAATTAGCAGTAGAACCTCAATATGTAAAGGGGGTTAAACTAATTGATATTGATACAGTCATATCTGAATATATGATTAATACTATTATTCCAGAAGTGGAAGAAAATAGTAATACAATTAAAGTTCCATTGATATACGGAAATGCGGAAAGATGGGAAGGTGCTAGGAAGAATGGATACTTAAGAGATGTAAGAGGTAAGATACAAATACCATTAATAATGTTTAAGAGAAACTCAATTGAAAGAGATTCATCTATGCAACATTTTAAGGAAAAGTTAACAATGCCTTCTTATCAAAAATATTCTAAAACAAGTAGATACGAAAAGTTTAGTATGCAAGTTGGAGCAAGACCTGTATATGAAGTTTACAATGTAAGAGTTCCATCATATGTAACTGTAACCTATGAGGTAATGATTTGGACTTCTTTTACGGAACACATGAATAAAATTGTAGAAGCGTTTCAATATGCAACTGATAGATATTGGGGTAAAGAAGATGGATATAAATTCAGAGTTAGATTAGAATCATTCGATACTCAGCAAGAGGTAGGTGATGGAACTGAAAGAATTATTAGAACCACATTTACGATGGTGGCGAATGCATATTTACTTCCGGAAACATTTGATAAAGCTCCTCTTACTAAAAAAGGACTTACTACTAAAAAAGTGATATTTGGGGTTGAGACTGGAGTTAGTGGAGAATTATTCAGTAATCCATTATTGTATAATGAATATGCTCAGGTAATTGATTTTATAGCAGTTAGGGGTTCTCAATTAGCAACCTTTGTAAATTCAAATACTGCTAAACTTACAAATGTAAAATTACCAAAATTACCTGTAGAACTTAGGGGCTCATTTGATGTAGCGAATTGGTTTCAAGTTTATATTAATAGTGTGTTTATACCATCAAATGTTTATACGTACGAATATAATGGAGAAACTAAAGAAATAGTATTTTCATTTCCTGGTTTAACATTTCCATTGGATAATAATGATGAAATTTCAATAACCGGTAAATTTATACAACTATGAAGATTACCGAATTAAAAAATCTAATGAAGCAAATAAATGAACCAAATGAGTTCACACTCGCTCCATACGATTTGACAAACCCATCGTATTGGATTTTCAAAAAAGAAAATCTAATATTAAAGGATTTGAAGTTTAATTTAATTGAAATTAGACCTTATGATGCAAGATATGATATTTTTATTAATGGATTGTTCATATCTTCGCGTGATTATATATTAGAACATCAAAATAATGATATTTATATTAAGTTTAAAAGAAGTAATTTCCCTCCGCTTGACAGATTTGGAAATGTGTATGAAATCGAATCATCGGATGTTGTTAAGATTAAGGGAGATATCGAACTAATAAGATAAAATGACAAGAATTAAACCTAATATAGATGTTTTAAGTAGATTTGGAAACAAATATAGAAAAGACTTTAAAGAATTGGTATTAAAAGTAAACACCGATACTTTTTTTTATGAAACTAACCCTACTGAATTGGAACTTATAGATGGTGTTTTCTTTAGACTTTATCTTAGAGATAAAAAGTTTATAGAAGAAACATTAGTGGTGGATGTTCCATCGGATTATGTAGATGTATCATTGTTTGGAGTAAGACAGGCTCAGACAAGATATAATATAGTAATTGTTGGAAATGATATAGTAATAACATTCAATGAAAACATTACTAGAATTCCACAAGATGTAACAATAACTGATTTTAGAATAAAAGGAAAAATAACAGAAGTAGTATAATGGCAGTATTAATACCTCGTAAACAGATTGAAGAACAAAAAGATTTCACCGCATCTTTGGATATCGGTGGAGATTTAACCGTAAGCGGTTCTCTCTTAGTATCTAAAAGTTTCTTCTTAGGAAGTGAATTAACCGATAAAAACGAAATAACTGGTTCTGTATTTTTAACAGGTTCGTTAAATATTGATGGTGAATTTAGTATTAAAGATGCCGCAACTACGGTATTATCATTTACATCATCTCAATCATTAAAAGCATTAGAATCATTTGATACAACGAGATACGCAGGAGTTTTGGCTAGAGATTTTGGTGCCAATGTTCCTACACTATATGTATCGGCAACTGATGGTGATGATACAAACGATGGTAGAACTATTCAATTTCCACTAAGAACAATTAAGAGAGCTGCAGAATTAGCAACTCCTGGTTTTGATGGTAGATATGGATTACCATCGGGTTCTAATTTTTCCGGTTATGTTATCAGAGTTCAAGCGGGAACTTATGTTGAAAATAACCCTGTTATTTTACCAAAGAACGCATCTATATGGGGTAGTGGACTTCGTATTACAAAAATATTAGCACAAAATCCAAGTGAGGATTTATTCCATGTGAATAGTGGTTGTTATGTTGCTGAGGTAACAATGGGAGGTTTGAGATTATTTCCAGACCAAATAAACCCTGAAAAGGGATTTGCCATTGCATTTCAGCCAGGAGCGTTTATAACAACCTCCCCATACATTCAGAACTGCTCTCAAA